CCAAGAACTTTTGTCCATGTCGCAGCTGTAAGTGGAGCTGTATCAGTAGTGTTAGTATCAAAATAAATACACCCACTTGTTTTACGTCCGTAAGTAAGTTGAGTAGATACTAGAGGAACAAATAAATTAAGTGAGGTCTGATTATATTCTAATATGTCAGTGCCAGCACTATCATTTATAAATGACTGAAGCTTTAATCTACCATAGTTGCTAGAATCAGTTGTTTTAGTGGTATGCCTCCATCGAAAACCAGACAAGTTAACGTTTCTAGATTCTTTATCAATTACTGAATCATTAGGAACAGTAGGTGTGAATTGGCTAAAAGCTCGTAGCTTAACAATAGCGTCTGTCGACCCATATATAAACTTTTGATCTGCTCCCAATATGTTGCAATCAGGATCGATTCCTTCAACTGTTATGTTACTCATGACCATGTGATAGTTACCTCGTCGTGTAAAATGTGCCATAAGAAACAGAAACTAACAGCGTCATTAGTTTCTACGGGATCGCATGGCAAGTTAGTGATTCTGTTGTCGTCCATATCAATAACGCCACCAGCAATAAAGTTATTGGTGATGTTAGTGATGGCATCATCTATATAAGTATAAACAGCAGGCAACAAAACAGTTGTTATGTTGTTGATGTCACCTAATATAGTTGTTATTTGTGAATTTATAGTGCTGATATTACCTTCTATTGTAGTAATATCTCCTTGAATATCAGTTATTGTAGTATTAATAGTGCTTATATCATTTTGTATATCAGTTATATCACCTTCAATATCAGAAATAGCTGTATTGATTGTAGTAATCTGGCTATTAATTGTTGATATTTGTGAGTTAATCGTAGTGATATCGCCTTGCAACGTACTGATTAGAGTATTTATGTCGGCAAGTTGTTCGTTAATCTCGGCTAGGTGATCCATACCAGACTCAATTCCGGTATCAATTTGCAATTGAAGATCTGCGAGGTGGTCTAAGCCTGATGCCACATTGGTATCAATTTGAGCTTGCAAACCACCTAAAGAAACATCTATCCCATCCAGGCGAAGGTTAATTCCACCTAGGTCAATATTTATCTGAGTAATTGCTTCAAATAGTGTGGATATTTGAGTATTAATTGTAGTAATAGCTTCAAGAATACCAGTAATCTGTGTATTTAATGTAGCAATAGCGTCTAATATACTTGAAATATTTGAAGTAATAGTTGCTATAGATTCTAATATAGAAGATATTTCAGAAAGTAAATCTCCAAGCTCAACATTAATATCACCAAGCTCAGTGTTAATGTCACCTAATTCTGTATTAATATCGCCGATTTCATTATTTATATCACCAAGCTCTGTATTTATTTCATCAATATCTTCTTTGATTTCTTCAACTTCGGCTTCTAAGTCAGTTAGATCATCGGATGGGACTGGTCGATCACTAACATCACCACGCCATATCTTCTTGTGAGGTAGATTAGCCATGTTATCTAATGGTAATATCTTAATCTCTACAGGACGATTTGATCCATAATTTAAAGGATTAGAAGAGTCTGTTCCTATCCACAAATAGCCTTCCTGAAGATCAGCCATATTTGTTATGTGAAGTGTCTTAACAATCTCAGGTATGCCAAGACTTAAAGGACTAGGACTACCTCTATAAAGGTTATACGCTCCCAATAATTTAGTTGGATCAATGCTTAACATAGAAGGAAGATTTTCTAAGAATATTCTGGGGTAAGGCTCAGGTGCATCATCAGCATTACCTATCCAAATATTCTTTTCAGGAAGTATGGGAGGAACATAATCAACCCACGGAATAGCAATAGCAACTATGCCATCTGTATGCTTTAAAATACCTGGTATTAATTCATTTAATGCTTGTGAGCTATCAAAGTTAGCAGAAGCAGCTTGTAATATAAAACGTGTTTTAGACAGCCTATTGCGAAGCTCAATAATCTCTAAACGTAAATCAATAATAATGGGGCTTGGGATAGGTCGATCATTACGATTCCCAATCCAAACATAATTTTGAGTTAAGTCAGGGAATGCAGATATTTTAATTCTACCTGTAACAGGTGACATGAAAAAATCTGTAAATCCTGGCATATATTTCATGGTTATAACGTCAAATGAGCTAGGAAGTCTGATATCTTAACCAGATCATTATTAAACGTAGTAGTAGCAAGGCCTTTCATATAAGCAATAAATTCAGGTGTAGTATTGTCTAATTCTGTATCAAGTTCAGGAGCTAATTGAGCATTGGCTCGGTAACTGTAGACATTTTGTAAAGTGTATTGATCTAGATTTTCTAGAAGAAGAGCGTCTGTTTCTTGTGTGCCTGTAATAAGAATAGAGAGAAGACTAAAAACAAATGACATGTTGCTTTCATCGGGAGGAGGAGGTGTAATAACAGGTTGATCAAATCCTATATCGCCTAGACCAGACCCAATAGTAAGGATGCACGTTCTATTAGCATTAGGTTTAACAATATTCCCAAGCATGTAACCTAACATTGCTGGATTGTTCTTGATACAAGCCCCGTCAAGGAATCCATCTCCACCCCAATTGGCAGCGGGGAAATAAAGAGGTGCCGCAGACGTTGCTAAGCCAACATTTTTTAATAATTCAGTAGAGCCAGAAGATTGAGGAAATGTCCTGTTGGAAAACAAAACTGGTGTGTTTGTATTGTAATTGTATGAGGTAATAAGTGAATTTAAATTAAGGTTCTGCATATTAAGCGAACCAAATAGGTCATCAAGAGCAGTTTTAAAGTTTGTATTAGGATAAAATGAACCACCAAGAATCATGGTAGCAAACTTATCTAATAAAGTTGCTCTAACGCCTGGAATGACTGAAGATGTAGAGAATATCCATGGCCCTTGGTTTTCTAGGAAAGCCATTAGGTTAGCAGGTGACAACCCACCACCATAACCTAATGCTTGTAACCCACCTGCGCTTGTTCCGCATATAACATCAAAATATTTCCATATTTCATTTGGATCGATTCCCCAAAGATTAACGAATTCCTGCATCCACTGGACGCTAAATGTCCCACGCATACCACCGCCATCAATAGACAAAATACGAAGTGTATTTGGATCAGACATCTACTGAATAGCTCCCAATTGGGTTGGGTTGATCTCTGTTGGCTCAGTAGGGGGCATACCACCGCCTTTAGCCATGGCTTGCTGTTGATTCTGTTGCTGATTTAATTGCTGCATAGCTTCAGCTATTTTATTTGCATGTCTTTCACCCATTAATATTTTAAGGAGATAAGGATTTTGTAAGATTAACGGAGCTTGTGGGTTAGCTAACAATGCTTCCAAGGTTGCTTTCTGCTCATCGAATGAGGAATCATAATCAGGAACAATTTCAACATAGATATCAACTGGTAAAGTTCTGATATCATTCAATATCTTGCCGTCTTCTTCACGAACTAGATTCATGATAAACGTTTCTTTTTCGTCATCATCCATAACAATATTAACAAGTATATTTTCAAGACCAGAACCTTGCATAAGGTCTGCCATAATTTGGCCTTCACGTTCTTTAACATGCGTGAATGAATCAAAACCAAATGCTAAATTCTTAGACGTACCAATCTGACGTTGTTTAATAGCGACGCCACTTGTTGCATTTGTCTGCTGACCCATGGAGTCGCTATACATTCCCGAAACTTGCTGGAATTCTATATCAATTCTTTCAGCAGCTTTAATCATAGAAGCAGAAATATCTAAGTTAGGCTGGATATCTATTTGTCCTGGTCCGGTAGTGAACAAAACACCATCTGGACGTTGCAATTCTGCTCTAATGTCGTCTGCACTCATACCTTGCAATACATTTATGTCAACAAGAGCTCTTACAGAGTTAAGAGACATTATTTCTTTTAACTTGCGATAGTTAAGTTCACGTTGAAGATCTTTAATGTCTTCTAGCCAACCAACAGGTATGCCATCCGTTGTACGGCGTAACCAGACACAAGGGATTAATGGAAAGTCTTTTTGATTAGGTACGTTAGGGAACAAGGGACCATATTCAAACAGAATATCACCACAAAAAACAGTCCTCATGATTTGAGTGCCATATTCTTCTTGGATATCAGATTTCTTATCAGCTAGTTTGTTAGCGTCTTCCTCAGAGAATGTTTCAAAGTAGTGACCATTAGCATCAAATCCATAATAATATTTGCGTTTAACCTTTTTGAACACCTCGTTAACCTGCATAGGGCCGCCAGAACCACTACCAATATTATTGCTCGTGACTATTGAATTATTGCGGTTGTAAAGCTCTGATGTAAAATTACCGCTATTAGAAGAATCATAACCACACATGGCTTTGATTCGTTTCGTTTGCTCTGGCCATTCTGACATTATTGCTTCAGGAGACAACCAGTGCATATAAATTAAGCAGCTTTGTTCTTCTAATTGAGGAGTAAAGTCATCAGCATCATAAATGACGTTAAGTGGGTGAACATAATCATAAAAAATACTGTTGTTCTGGCTGACCATCCGAGACCAACCCAAACCACATATAAGAGAATCTCTACACCTTAAAGATCCTTTAAAAGAGAAACGTTGATTCTTTTGAACGGCAAACCCGTAATGGGTCATAGCTTTAGTTAATTGTGCTTCTTCTTCACTGTTAGAATGCGGTCTAAAGGCTATTTTACCTCGTGTGTTAATCTCCATACCTGAAGCTTGGTTAACCATGCTGCGTACTTTGTTAACCACAATAGCTGTTTGCTTGCGTGCATCTAAAATAGCTTGTACTTCAGGATGGTATTGGCCTGTTCCATCATAAAAGCTAAAACTTCCAATAGCTGACGCACGCCATTTTTGATATAAAAGGTTGCCAGCCATCCTCTCAAAATCATGTTTAGCTTCGTTTAATGCTTTTTGTCTTGATTGTGATAACTGCATTTATAACCTCATCCAACTACCACCCGAGGAATGAGTAGGTATTCTATATTTGTTAAGTACGGAAGATTTTACTTGAGCGATAGGAAGGCCAGACACAACAGCGTAGCGCATTGCATCCATTAAATGGTCATTACCTTTAATAACCTTACCGTCTTCCCCACGAGCATACATGCGAAGCTCTGTCATTGTTTTTGTACATGTGCTAAATATTTTTAATTGACCTGTTTCCATGAGCTGGTAAACAGTATTAAGACCTAATCCAACAGAACGCTTATCCGCTGGTATCCAATTTCTAATTCCAGCATTGGCATATAAGTTAACTAAGTTACCGCCGTCATCCTGTGTTGCGCTCTCACCAGCACCATCATAAGCACCAGGCATCCAGTCAGCGCCTCTTTTCAGAAGATGGACAGCATGACTTTGTGGGGTTAATTGACCTGCCAGATATTCGCCGTATAAGTACGTCACGCCGTTATCAGGGTCACGAGCTAAGAACACAGCAGCTGTGTTATGCCAACCAAAGTCCATGCCGAAACATCTTGGCCAATAATCTGGTATTTCAAATGGAGTTACGACAAGCTCTGATTCCATAAATGGATAAATTAGACCGCTGCCCAAAGATGGAATACCCTTTGTGCGCGCTTCTCTTTCATGTGGTGAGTATGAGTTATAAAGTCTTAGCTTTTCTTCATCTGGAATATGATCAGCGTCTTCGTGTGTTGCAGAAACATAAACAATAGAGTTATGAACTTCACCCGAAGCTAAATTAACAACTTCATCATTAGCTATTTCTCTTTTCATGAAGTGCAATAAGAATAAGGTCATACCTTTAAGCGGAGTCAAGCTAGGCATAATCATGCCATGATCACCTTCAGCTGTAGTAGCTGTACGTGTTAGAGCTTCGCTGTAGATTGAATAAGGCGTTTCTTCATCAGGGTGAACGATATCAACCTTTTCGGCTTGCCATGCTTCACGTCCTTGCTCAAATGACTTGAAACGTAACTTAGATATTCCACCAGAAGAATGTTGGATTAAATAGAGATTTTCTAAAGGCTTATAATCAAGGATTAAACTTGGATGAATCCAACCTAGCTTGTTAACGTCGCCTACATAATATGTCTTTAGGTTTTGATTAGTTTCTTTATTGCTGATACCTGCTACCCAGACATTAAGAGGGCGATCATATCTATAGCCATTCCACCAATCGGGATATTTACCTGTTAAATGAGCTGCAACTTCCAGGCTAACAGATAAAGTCTTCCCAAATCTATTCGCAGCAATTAAAGCCCTTTCACGAGCCACTAAGCCTGTAGCAAAGTAATCTAACTGTTTTGCATTAGGTTTAAACGGTTTGCCATCATAAGTTCTAAAGTGAATATGATCATCAAATGCTTGACGCTCTTTGGCTTCATTATAGCAATACAGTAGGTCTTCGGGAGAAAGATTCTGGAATTCTTCAATCATAATTGATTGTTAACACTGATCTATACTGAATGGAATAACAATATTACAAAAGGTGAGGTGTTTTTGTAATTATATTACCTTGTAGGATTTTCTAATGCATCTATTTTATAAACAGTCAAGAGGATAAGTTACCAGACCGCGACACATTATAATATAAAAAGTGAATTTCACTTTTATTTTAATGAAATTACCGTTTTGAAATGAAATTACCGTTTTGATATGATAAGTTAATAAAATCGAGTATGGCTGAGTGGCTTAAAGCGTCAGAAATTTTGTACTTTTCTGATTGGACGTGGTACGTACACGCCCTCGTGGGTTCGAATCCCACTGCTCGATAGAACGCTCTATCTAACAATGATCTTCACATATAATTTTAGGCAAAAAAAAGAGCACTCCGTTAAGAATGCTCTGATTGGGCTGTAGGCTTGTTTGGTGTCCAGTACTATCTATGCTTTCACGTATCCTAAATGGTAAATAGATAGGAGGTCCTTCTCACTACACAATGTTTAAAATAACCATTTTCGCCGAGCGCGAATTCATAAACCCTGTAGTGTCAAAGTAAGCTTTTTGCGGCATATTATTACTTACACCACAACTTATATCATAAATTTAATAATTGTAAACAAAAAAAAGAACCTCCGTTTTAAAGAGGCTCTCTAAACTAACAAAAGGA